GATTTAGAGGAGACGAATACGTTAGGGCTCACAAAATCTTTGGTGGTCCAGTTTATATCCACCGCGATTATGATGATCGTGTATTTAGTGAAGTTGGCGATGATGATGTCGTTATCTTTGGACCAAAGTATAAGAAGCTGCCATATGTGTGGGATGCTTCTGCCGTTGATAGGAGATACACAGAATGAGTATGCATATGATACAGGGCGTTCAAGTCCATGGTAAATCTAAGAAGAAGAAATCTCCTGGTTGGAAAAAGGCCCAAGCAGAGCATGAAGCTTTTCTTCGTAAAATGGGAATAGATCCAAATGGATCAAGGAAAAAGGAGAACGTTACACTTGAAAAAGCCAAATCGATTAAACGCAACACAGAGGGCGATCGCACAATCCCGACGTCGGACGTCATCTGCGGCAACGCGCCTAAACGACAAACTAGTCAATATACTGGAAACTACATTGTCGGAATCGCAACAATGCACAAATCAAACCTCGTTCCGGTCGGAAGAGGCGATGATCCAAAAGAATACGCTAGAATGAGGAGAGGCTAAAATGCCCTTAGAAGTTGACATTTATACTTCACTTGATGGTGAAGGCATTCAAACAGATGTTTTTGTTGAAGGCAGAGATGATCCAGTTGAGACATCAAAGTCTGATTGGCATACTGTAATTGCTAATGAGTTTGAAGCTCACTGTATTCCAAATACTAATTCTCTTGTTAGTTCAGGGAATTTAGATACTGGTATTACAGATCTATGGAATATTGTTTCTGCAATACGTGATTCAGCTGATCATTTAGAAAAAATGATTTTAGAATGCACTGTTTTTAATCGTGATGATTGGGTACAGGCTGGTCAACCAGAAGATAAGAAAATCTTTGTAATGACATATAGCGAATATATTAATGCACAATATGAAAAAGGAGAATTGTGAATGACTAGAGACGAGATCTTAAAACAACTTCGTGAAGGAGTAATTACTGTCACCTTTACAAAGGTAAATGGCGATGAACGTGAAATGGATTGCACATTGAATATGGATATTATTCCAACCTCAGCACATCCAAAGAGCGATGGTAATGTTCGTGAAGGCGTTGATGCAACTATCAATGCAATCAAATGTTATGATGTTAATGCTCAAGGGTGGAGGTCATTCCTATTTGATAAAGTAAAAAAAGTTGTTTAAAACGCAAATTAACTGTGTACATTACCTTTAAACTGTGTTAGAATAACTTATAAATGAGGAGATGACATTATGGCTATGCGTAAGAAAAAAGCAGTAGTAGTAAAAAGACGACCGAAGACTGGTGTTGCCGCAGCACCTATCGACAAAGGCTTTATGTACTGCAAAGATTATTTTCATATTGATCTCGATCGTAAAGATGGAGTCAAGCTAATGAAAGAGTACGTTAAAAAGAACTGCTCTAAATTAGATGCAAAGGCTATTTTGGCATGTCCTGATTATGTGTTCACCGTTAGAACACATATCGCTGCCTGTATGCACTGGATTAATTCCGGTCTTGATTTTGAAAAACGTATGATTATTCAGAATCAATATCAAGCTGATGGCAGCGTAAAGAAAGTTGAAGTAGAGTCGTTTTATGATGGTCATGATGCTGTCAGACGCTTCTTAGATTTCGCCATTGATGCAGGTAAAAAAATACTTGCAGAGAAATCTGAGATAGCAGAAGAAAAGTTGAATGTAGTCGTGTTAACTCCACTTCAGCGATATCAAGAGAAGCTTAATAATACTATTATGTCTGATCTTGATGACCTGGAAGATTCGTGGATCGGTGGAGAAGAAGCTGACTTCGATTTATATAATCGTTTTCGCTACCACGGTCTAACAGGTAAAGCGGCTGAACCCGTTCGCCGAGTACTTGAGGGATGGCTTCTTGACTTTAACGATGCTTATCACAAGCGCTGTGACCAGGCCGTGGAAGGCTATTCACATATCAAGCGTTCTGTTATGAGACGGCGTATTAAACACGTCGAATTGATGCTTGCTGATTGTGATAAACTGAAAGCTGCAAGTGCTGCCACACGTAAGGTTCGTAAACCTCGTGTGAAGTCGGCAGATAAGCAAGTCGTTAATATGAAGTACAAGAAGGAAGATAATGACTATAAGTTAGTCTCTATCAATCCAATCTCAATAGTTGGCTCATATAGACTATATGTCTTTAATGCCAAGACACGAGAAATTACCGAATACGTGTCAGGAAAAGTGGACGGGTTCTCAGTTAAAGGGACAACTCTTCAAGGGTTTGATCCTGATAACTCTCGGAAGATCAGGTTACGTAAACCTGAAGACTTCATTAAAATTGCTCAGTCAAAAACTCCTAGGCAGATTAATACTGCATGGAGTAAGTTGACTACAAAAGAATCAAAACCAAACGGTCGCATTAATACCGACTGTATTCTATTAAGGATACTAGACAAATGATAAAGTGTTTTACTGTTGCTATCTCTCTCCTCATTTCATCTCAAGCACAGGCTGAAGAAACACCAATTTCATTTGAGTCTGTAGATATGCACTGTTTGGTTTTGAACTCGTATTTTGAGTCACGCAATCAATCACCGAATGGTAGTATTGCTGTAACTCATACAGTTCTTAATCGTGTTGCTGACAAAAGGTATCCTAATAATACCTGCGACGTAGTTAAACAAAGTGTAAAAAATAAAGATGGATCTATTCGTAGAAACAAATGTCAATTCAGTTGGTATTGCGATGGTCTATCAGATAAACCTCGTGAACCAGATGCCTGGTTAGATGCATTGCACCGAACAGTAATCGCGGTTGACTTATATAATAAAGGATTCGATATAACTCACGGTAGTACTCATTACCACTCTAAAAACATTAAACCATATTGGAGCAAATCTCTTGATTACATTACAACCATCGACGATCACCACTTCTACAAATGGGGAAAATAGTACCCCAATTATAACAAAGAAACGTTTTTCGACAATGGTTGAAGAGAAAGTAAAAGAACTAACAGTTCCTTATATTGATGCAGTACTTATTGTATGCGAAGAACGTGAGTTACCACCTGAAGATATTAAGCGCTTATTGAGTCCAATCATTATAAGTAAGATTGAAGCTGAAGCACTTGAAGTAAATGCAATAAAAGGCGGAGGAGCCAGACTTCCCATATGAGCTTGCACTATGATAAATTCGACTTAATAGAGATGCTTGAAAACAGAGTATATACTATTACTTACATGGATGAAAAAGACATGAAGGTAAAAAGGTGTTTAACTCTTAATCGAGATCTTATTGGCCAGCTAGATGCTATGCCACCTGGATTTCATAGTCTAATGGATGCAGCAGATCATTCACATGAATCGTTTGCTGCTCTTGATGTATACTCCAAAGAATGGCATATAGTATACATCGATCGTGCAATTAATATGAGAGAACACCGGTATGAGAATGGAACCCTTTGAAGCTTACAGATATTATCAGTCTTTGAAGCTGCATTTTGAGAATGAGTCTTATAATGCACCAAAGTATAATTATAAAACATCTGCTAAACCACAAACCTTTTGGAAACGTAAAGACAAATACTTCTTTGCAAAGGTTGGTAGAATGTTTGATACACCACCCGAGCTAATCAATTACTATGCTGCACATTTTGTTGCAGATAATAATTGGGTTGGCGATATGCTTAGTGATGAACAGGTATATCGTGATTGGCAAAAAAGAACAGAGTCCATGGGATATAACTTTCAACAAGATCTTGAGAAAGTAAACGTTGAAAGTTTTGACCAGCTGTTCGATCTTGGCAACCAATATCCAAAAGTTGTCGAAGCCTACTTATCTAATGATATAAATATAGAGTCAGTTGCTATTCTAAATAAGTTAACTAGCTTTATGAGTAGGGCGGACAAGACGGTTTCGGATCCTATATTGTGGCCAGATGTGTCACGTAAGATCCGGAAATATAGCTTATTGATGAACGTGAATACAGATAAAATGAAAAAAATTATCTTTAAAGTGTTTACATCATAGGCGATATGTGTTATAATAACCATATCAAATCACATAAACATACACTGCAATACAAGGAAAATATAAATGTCTTTTGCAAATCTAAAACGTAATCGTACTGATATCGCATCACTTACAGCAGCAGCTGAGGCTGTCGGTGGTTCACAAAAACAATCATATGTTGATGACCGATTCTGGAAACCAACTGTTGATAAAGCTGGTAATGGCTATGCTGTTATTCGCTTCTTGCCTGCACCCACAGGTGAAGATCTTCCATGGGTCCGTTACTGGGATCATGGTTTTAAAGGACCAACTGGTCAATGGTATATCGAAAACTCTTTGACTACTATTGGTAAAGACGATCCTGTTTCAGAAATGAACAGTGTTCTATGGAATTCTGGTCGTGATGAAGACAAAGAAATTGCACGTAATCGTAAACGTCGTTTGCATTATGTGTCAAACATTATGGTTGTATCTGATCCATCTAATCCTTCCAATGACGGTAAAGTATTTCTTTATACGTTTGGTAAGAAAATCTTTGATAAGATTATGGATGTTATGCAACCAGCATTTGCCGATGAAACTCCTGTAAATCCTTATGATTTCTGGGAAGGCGCTGACTTTAAACTTAAGATCCAACAAGTTGCTGGATATCGTAACTATGATAAGTCTGAGTTTGCTGGTCAACGTGCATTATATGATGATGATGCTAAACTTGAGTCTGTATATAATACTCTGTATAGTCTAGCTGAGATTACTGATCCTAAGAACTTTAAAACTTATGATGAGCTCAAAGCTAAATTGAATCGAGTTCTTGGTGAAGAAGGAGCAGTAATGACTACTGCGGAAGCTGTATCTCTTGATGAAACTGCA